TATTGATTTTTTTTTAAACTTAAATATTTATTTTTATATTTTAAATATTTTTGTTTATACATTACATATGTGAAGAAAATTTTATTTATTTTCTATATTTTTCATTACAAAAAATGGGATTATAAAAAGAATATAATGAACTTTCATTGCTAAATCTAATTCATTTTTAGGACTGTTTATATTTTTTATTATATCAGGTAGTGTAATTATTAAATAAAGAAAAGTCGCTTCAATTATATCATCAAAATTATCTTTATTACTTAAATGATAAGCTAAAATAATACCCAAAGTTAAAAATAATATTGATGAAAAAGTAAAATTAAATTCACCAATTCTAAATATTGAAACAGTTGTTAAATAACTTGCTCTACATTTTTCATCTATATAAAATTGTGACAAGCCCTTATTTAATAATAATGGATGAGTATTACTTGCAGTAGAAGAAATATCACTATCAGTTGATGTTTGATAAGCTATTCTTTCATTTAATGAATATACATTAATTAAATTATTACTTGATAAATTCTGAATACAATAATCTAAATGAAAATAAATGTTTCCTTTTAATAATTTTAAAAGTTTTATAGCCCCTTGTCTAGAAATTACATAAGCATGAAGTGCTAGAGCAATAAATGGTTTATTAATATAATCATTAATATTTCTATAATCAATATTACCTTCACCTAAAAATGAAAAAATAATACTTAATGTATTAGTTGATTTTTGACAACCAAAACAACCCAAATATAATAAATCAAAATTACTAGGTGTATTTTTTAAATTAATTGTTAATTTATCACTAAAATTATTATCAATTATTACATCGTCTTCAAAAATAATTGTATATGGTTGATTTGTTTTAAGAAATTTTTCCCAAGCTTTCATATGTGACATTGCAATTGCTATACTATTTTTAGAACCAAATAACGAGTATAATAATCTTGTATTTTTTTTGATTTTTTCATTTTGTAATTCTTTACCATCTACTGCTTCAATCCATCGTGCTAATATACCTTTATTCTCTAAATGGGTTATTAATTTATCAGGTTCTTTTAGACTAATTACAAATGCTTTGAACATAATTAATAAAACTTATTTTTATTAATTGTGTTAAACGGATAATATTATTTACGTGGGTCTTATCTTGATTCTCTTTAATGTAATTTTTTCTTTGGTTTGTCTTGATTTTAAAATATGATCAGTCATTAAACCAGCTTTAGCATCATCTTTAACAATATCCATTAATGCTTTTTGAATATTTTCTTTCTTTAATGGTTCTTGTGATTTTGATACATTTTTAGTTAATTTACCGTCGTTAATACCAATTTCTTTTTCACCTATATTTTCTAAATAAGCTAATATATATTCTTCTGCTTGTTTCTTTTCATCATTTATTTCTTTAGTAGTTTCTCGGATTTTTCTTAAATCATCATCAAGTTTTACCCATCTTACTATTTTTTGTTTGAATTCTTCAGATATATGTTTTTTTGGAGATTCAGCCATATTATATATATAAGATAGATTATTTTTATTTTTTTATATATATTATTTGATAAGTTGAATATATTAAATAAATTAAATAAAATTTATAAAAAATAATTTATTTATATAAATTATTTTTTATGACGTGAATCCATCAAAGTTTTTTCATTAGCATAAAGGTTTGATGTTGTAGTCGGGCTCTATGGTGCTATTATTCCAAGGTGATACAGTATACTTAGGAACATTGACGGCTCCTCTGATATCATAAGATGCATTCTTCAATGATTGACCAACAGTGTTGATACCAATAATATATTTATCAGTATTAATTAATTTATCATCGTTCATCTTGTATTTAGCTTGGGAAAAGTCAGTGTTGAACCAATCATCGTTAATTTCTTTGGGTAAATAATCTTTGGCATTATAGTTTTTTACGTTATTCTTCTTTAAATCTACAACATCTGTATTAGTGTTATCAGCAACAGGTCTTTCAAATGCATTATCTAAACTGGCCCCAGAGTAAGATTGTGTGTCACTAGGTTCAAATTGGTGAACTTTTTCAGATTGTTTTTGTTGTAATAAGGGCGAATTTAAAGGTACAGATTTTCTTTCTGTTTCACTTACTAATTGATTAATCATTTCAGGGGAAATTTCAGGATCACCATTACTGTCATCATGTGATGCGTGTTGTACTGAATTTGATTCACTTACACCTACAACTTCGCCAGTTTCAGATGAAACAGATTCTTTATTTCCAAAATTTTCTGTTACAGATTCAGATTCAGATTCAACTTGAGAACCTGCTTCAGACTCTTCTGCGTTTTCAAAATCTTCTTCAACTTCAGATTCTTCTCTTGAATTTGTGAATTTTTCTGTACTTACCTTGGTATTGGCAACTTTTTGTGTAGGTTGCTTCATTAAACAATATATTAAGAATAATAAAACTCCAATTAATAAAAGTGTAGAAAGATTATTGGGCATTCAGATATATTTAATCTTAGAAAAAAAATTTAAAGTTTTTATTTAGAACTTTTTCTAACTAATATAATCTTCTGAACTTTCTGATAAAATTATATATTTCGGTTTTACATAAATTTTATTAATTATATTGTCTTTTAATTTTAATTTAATAATATCACCATTTTCCAAGTAAGACAATGGAATTATTTTATTTTCCGATGAATATATAGTACAGTTTATACTACCTTTAATAATATTTGTATAATATAAATCATTATTTGATTCTATGATAAATTTATCACCTTCTATTTTCATATTTTTTATTGTTATAGATATTATTTTACTTTCTGTCATAATATTACTAATTATTTTTTATCTAAATAATTTTTAATTCCTTCATTAAAAGCTTTCCAAGTTAAACCAGCTGGTTTTAATAATATACTTGGTATTCCCATTTTTAAAGCTGTTTCGATATTTAAAGGACAATCATCAAAAAATAACATTTCATTAAAATTTAAACCATATGCTTTTTTTAATTCATTAAAATGTAATGTTTTTTGAGGTATTAATTTAAAATTTATATCGTGCCAATGTGAACCAGTACCGTATGCTTGTAAAAATCCATTATGTTCTTTACCAGCGTCCCATAATGTTTTCATTGATTTATCTTTTGTTTGAATAGGAGATATTTTTAATAATTTTGTAACTTGATTTTTGTATGGATTGTGTGTTGCGTATGCTACATCAATATTATTATCATAAAGCATACCTATTATTTCTTTAACATCAGGATAACAATTTGCTAATTTACCTTTATTATCATAAACATTCTGATTACTGTCAATTGTCCATTCTATATCTTTAATTTCATTAAAATTTTCATCATTAGCACAATTAAATGGCCATAATGTTTCATCTAAATCAAAAACAATAAGCTTTGGTACAATTTGATTTTTTAAATTTGTATATTTCTTTTTATATTTCTTATACTTTTCCTGAAAAGTCATACATATACATTATTATACAAATTAATTCTATACTATACCAAATAAAATAAAAATTGAATTAAAAAAATTATTTTATCTAATAAATTTATATGGCATATATGATTAAATATATAAAAGAAACTTTTCTCAAATTTAAAGATACTTATGAAAACGAAGTTTTTAATAATGAACAAATTGATATATTATGTAAAAATTGGATAGATATTCATTTTGTAAATAACAGAGTAGTCAATTGTCTATTAGTAAATTTAGATGATGATCAATTGGATACTATTTATGATTATTTGAATGATGATGAAAATATTAAAAAAATTAAAAATATTCATAAATTAAAAAATTACTTATTCTTAATTATTGATTCTGAAAAAGATAATATAGACTAAAAAATTGATTTATATAAAATTTAATTTATAATATATAATTATAATGATTAATTTTGAATATGATAACATAATTAATAAGGTTAATTTAGAATGGTTACCATTTTTTAAAGAAAACAAAGAAGATTTTCAAAAAATATTAAATGAATTAAATAAAATGACTAGAAAAATATATCCTAGACCACAAGATTTATTAAGGTCTCTTTTTTATCATTCCCCAAATGATATCAAATTATTTCTATTAGGTCAAGATCCTTATATTGGAGAAGAATCTAATTTGCCACAAGCAATGGGATTATCATTTTCTGTTCCTAAAAAACACAAAAAAATACCACCTTCTTTACAAAATATATTCAAAGAAATTAAAAATAGTTACCCTGATTATAATATTCCTAAACATGGATTATTAAAGCGATGGGCGAGACAGGAAAAAATATTATTATTAAATGCTGCTTTAACTGTTTATGAAAAAGAATCTAATTCACATGCAAAATTATGGTTAAATTTTACAAATAAATTAATTAAATGGTTTCAAGATAAAAATGATGGTTGTATATTTTTATTAATGGGTAATTTTGCACAAGGCAAAAAAGTTTTCATTGATGAGAAAAAACATAAGATATTTAATACGGTTCATCCTTCTCCATTGAGTGCTTACAATGGATTTTTTAATTGCGGTGTGTTTAAAAAAATTAATGATTATTTAGAAGAGAAAGGTGAAGAAATAATTGATTGGATAAGATAAGCTTTAGCTTATCAGGTTACTCTGTATTAGTAAAATATCCTGTTGCATCCCATCTTCCACCCATATTTATACCTCTCCTATAAGGACAATTTGTCTGGTCATACTTACAAGGCATATCCATTCCGTGCATACTATGCATTCCTTGTTTTCTACGAGGACAGTCTTTTCCATAAGGACAAGTAAAACGTTTATGCATATAACAAGGAGATTGTTCTACTTTTTCAAGTTTAGGTTTATAATTAGAAGTAATAATTTCAGTAGAGGAAAAGTTTTGTTTACTAGAATAGGTGCAAGAAATATTTTGGTCTTTCATTTGACAATTATATTTTAAACCATTGGGCATTTTTATTTTAAAATAATCCATTTGAATATAACATACAATAGATTTTAAAAAAACTTAATATTTTTTTTTAATATCTATTTGTTATTTTTTACTCTTTTTACTTTTTTCTTTTTATCTAATGATGCTTCTGTATATTCAATTAATGGTTTATATTTAATTAATAATTGAGTATCACAATTATCTTCATAATTAAATTCAATAGTATTTTTTTTAATAATTTGACAGTTATTCATTAAATGAACAGGGCCTACTAAAACACCATTTTCTTTACGAATTTGTTCATTATTCATTGTTGCGCAAATAACTTTTTTTTGTTCTGGGAAAAGGGATAAATATTTTGGTTTTTGAATAATCACTGGTTGTAAAGCTAATCCATTTATTATATCATTTTTATTATTTAATGAACACAATCTTGATTGCATATTTATATAGTAGAAAATTAGTTTTTTAGTATTATTATTTTTATAAACAAAAAAATATAAAAATATAAAAATATAAAAATATAAAAATATTAAATAAAATATAATATAATTTATATAATGAGTAATATTCCTAATTGTAATTTATTATATAATGGAAAAGATATTTATAGTTCAACAGCTTCTGGTATTGGAAGTGGAATAGGCGGATTTTTTGGTATGATTCTCAATAGTGTTTTATTTGTAATTTTATTAATAATTTATTTATTAAGTAGAAATAATATTGTTTTGCTTTTTACAATTCTTTCTCTTGCAGGTGGAATTTATTCTTATTATAAAATGACATCTGGTGGGAAAAATTTACCAGAAAGACCTTGTATCAAAAACGGCGTAATTTTAAATTAGAAAACTATAATCATTATTTTAATTAAATAAATAATTAAAATATTTTTTAACATATTCGTTACTAAAATTAGATTTCCTAAGTTGTAATATTATGAAAATTTTACTTGGTTTTTTAGTTTTAGTATGTAATTTTAATATATTTATGACAAAACCTAAAAATATTAATTTATTTTTTATTAGACATGCAAAAGGTTATCATAATGATGCTGCTGTTAAATTTGGTTCATTTCAATATGAAAACGATGAATGGTTTGATGCTGAATTAACAAATGAAGGTATAAATCAAGCAAAACAATTATATTATAAAATAGAAAATATAAAACCAGATTTAATCTATTCATCGCCATTTTTAAGAACAATACAAACTATGGAATATTCGGTAGGACATAATTTTGCTAATATACTAATTTTATTGGATGATAATATTCGTGAAACAATTAATGGACATCCTTGTAATTGTAGACATAATAAAGATTTTATTATTAATTATACTACAAATCTAAATAGAAATTTTAATTATGACGGTATTATAGATTCTAAAAAAAATTTTGAAAAAATACCAAGTGATTTAATAACAAGAGGAAAAAAATGGTTTAATGATATGTTAAATTTTATTAAAGATAAACCATATATAACAAATATAATAATTTTTACTCATGGTTCATTTATTAAGTATTTTTTAAATAGTCATTTTTTTAGTAAATTAAATAAAAATATAAAATGTAAAAGATATCCACCAAATGTAGAAATTTGTCCAATACAGATAAAGAGTGGCTAATACAGATAAAAAGTGGCTAATACAGATAAAAAGTGGCTAATACAGATAAAAAGTAAAATTTATAAATAAAAGTTGAATAAAAACTCATTTAAAGAAATACTATATCTATAAATAGGTTATGAACAACTCATTAGATAATTATCTTGATATGTCAGATGATCAAATAGACAATTTACTCTTTGGAATGGATTTAAATAAAAAGATAGAACCAAAGAAAAAAGTGTGCAAGTCATGTAAGAGCGACAAATTAGTCGTAGATAACATTAAGGGGTATTTAGTATGTCAAGATTGTGCTGTAATAAATCAGGAGTTTTTAGATGAAAATCCAGAATTTATTAACGATGAAGAGAATAATGGTAATGGAGCTTCCAGATATGGATGTCCATCTAATTATTTCTTTCCTAAATCAGCTCTTGGTACTAAAATAGCAACGAAAGGTTATAATAAAGTAAGCGCACTTCAAAGACAAGGACAAATGCCTTATCGTGAGAAGAGTTTATTAGAAGTATTAGAAAGAATCCAATCAAAATGTAAAAAATATAGTGTATCTCAATCAATTATTGATTCAGCAAAAATTTTATACAAAAAGGTAAGTGATAGTAAACATATTAGAGGAAAACGTAAGGGAAAGAATATGATTATGAGATGTATTAATCGTCGTTCAATGATTGCATCTTGTGTATTTTATGCATGCAAATTACAAAAAGAACCAAGGAGCCCAAAAGAAATAGCAGATATTTATGATTTAGAAATCAAACATGTTCATCGCGGTTGTCGTAAAATATTAGATTATATTGATTTGAATTCAACATTCTATCAAATTAGAAATTCTCAAGCAGCAGATTTTATCGAACGTTTAGCAAAAAAATTAGATATTGATAAGAAATTTATAGAAATATCAAAAGATGTCTGTAATAATATCCACAAATTAGATATTGCATCTACACATGAACCACCCTCTGTAGCAGCAGGGTGTATTCTACTGGTAGCAAACACATATAATTTAACAATTAGTAAAAAACAAATTTCAGAGATATTTGATATTTCTGACGTAACAATATCAAAGACATATCGTAAAATCTATCCCTATTATAAAATAATTTTAAATAATAAAGTAACCGAATTAGTTTTACAAAAGAAAAATTCAATGGTAAATCCAGATAAAGTAAATGTATCAGAATCTAATTTAGTATTGAAAGAACAGTTAAAGAAAGAATTATTAGAAGAGATTGATGAAACTGAAGAGACAGAATCAACTGAAGAATCAGAATCTGAAGAGGAAGAAGAAGAAGAAGAAGTTGTAGTTGTAAAGAAAACAACTAAATCAAAAAAGAAAGAAATAGTTATATAATTAGTTTAATTTTATTTATAAATAATATTTTATAAATAATAGTATATGCTTTCAGATATTTCAAATATAAATAATCATTATGATTTAATCTATATAACAACAGCAGTTATATTAATAGATTTAATAGTAATTTTAATAGCGAAAAAAACAAATAAATTAGGACAACAAATTAATGTTTGGTATGATAAATTTGGTATGACAGCTGTTTTATTAGATGTAACAATAATAATAATAGGTTTAATTATTACCAGATATATATTTAGTATTTTTAATTTAAAATTTAGTCCACAATATTTTATAATAGTATCATTAATTGTTCAATTAATTCATGATATATTATTGTATAAATTAGTAATTGAACCTACTCCAAAAGGAATAAATAAAATTATAGATGTTTATAAAGATTACGCTGTAGAAAATGGTGGAAAAATTATATTAGCAGATTCTGCAATGGTACTAGGTTCTGGATTAATAGCAATGTATTTGAAGAGTCAAGAATTTGAGACTACAACTACAATTTTAGTGGTATCATTATATATAATTCCTTATTTAATTAAATAGGAATTTAGAAACGGCCTTCATTAACTTTAATTCTACATAGTTAATTATCAAGAATTATTTGATATATCATAGGAATATGGTTAGAATGTTTTTTTCCAGTTTGGAATGATTTGTATCTCCATAAAAATATATCAGTAGTTCTTAATAAATGATCATCTTTATAAATTAATTGGTCATTATTTAAATTATCATCACAACAAGTATCTTGTGGTATATCTTCTTTTAAAAATATTCTATTAAAAATTGTTGGATTTGTATAAATCTTAGAATGAAAGTCTCCACCAATAAGTATATTTGGTGAATTATTCCCTAACAAATTTTTTAACCAATTAGGCATATTTATTTGCATTTTTTTCAATTCATTAATTAATTGATTTTCATTTGAAGTTTTTGGTAAATCAACATTAATAACAAGATAATCTTTACCTTTTCTCTCAAAATGTGCAATTAAATAAGGATAGTTTGGCATAAAATAACCACCATGAATATTATTTTGAACTAATGAAAATTTAGACTTATCGTAATAAGTTATACAAGTATTATTAAATAAACTAATTTTTGTCATACCATTTAATATATTATTAAAATGTATATCTTCTGCTTCTTGAAGTAAAATGAATTCAGAAGAATTTTTGTTTTTTTCTAAAAAAGTTATTATATTGTTTGAACAAATTCTATTATTACAATTGATATGATTGTCATTCATACTTGTTCTTGAAACATTATATGTAAGTATTTGAATTAAAGGAGGATAGTCAGGTTTTAATTGATTTTTTTTCATATTTTGATTTAAAGGAGGAGGAAGAGGAGGATTCATTTGATATAATATCATAGTTTCTTCTGGCAATTTTATTTTATTTTCTGGATAAATCCATTCTTTTTCTTCTTCACCGTTGAAACCACTTTTGAGTTCTAAATATTTTGCTTTATATTTTAAATATTTTTCTTTGAAACTCATAAATATATAAAATAAATTAGATTTAAATTTTTATATTAATATTATATCAATAATTTCATCAACAAATTCATAATATTTAGTCTCAAAATTTTCATCAAATAATTTAGGATACTTTTCTTTAATTTCTTCTAAATCTTTTTCATTTTCTTTGGGAACAAACACTAATTTAACACCAGCTTTTTTAGCTCCTATTAATTTAAAGTTTAATCCACCAATCTTTGTTATTCTACCAGTTAATTCAATTTCACCTGTCATAGCAATATCATTTCTAATTTTCTTTCCTAATATTCTTGAAATAAATGCAGAAGTAAATGCACAACCAGCACTTGGACCATCTTTAGGAGTAGAAGTTGATGGTGCATGAACGTGGAAACCAAATTTAAAGTTTTCTAATAAATGTTTATCAAGATCTTTAATTTTAAATTTTTTGATATTTCTTCTAATATAATCAATAGCAGCAGTTAAAGAACAATGTACCGATTCTTTCATTACTTCACCTTGTTTACCTGTTAATTTAATTTCATAAGAATTTGCAGCGGAGGAATAATTAGCAAATATTTGAATTGGAATGATACCACCATCACCATTACTTGTCGCATACATACCATTAATAATACCAACTTCTGGATAAGGATGAATTTTAACAATTTCGTTATTAGGTTTTTCTAATATTGTATTTATCATATCTTTTTCTAATTTTTCTAAACTAGAAACTTTATCTTTTGGACTATCGCAAATTGGAGATTTTAAATTGGATTCAAATAATCCTCTTTTATATAATCTATCCAAGTTTAGTGTCAAAAATATTTTTTCAATATATCTTTTAATATCTCTTACACCAGCTTCATTTGTATAATTTTCAATAATATATTCAATTATATCATCACTCAAATTAGTCCATGCTTCATTTTGTAATCCAATTGATTCTACAATTTCTTGAATTATAAATTCTTTTACAATTTTAATTTTTTCATTTGTAGTGTATGGTTTAACTTTTATTTCTTTTAATCTATCTAATAAAATAGGATCAACTAAAGAAGAATCATTATAAGAGAATATCATTACTACTTTATCTAATGGAAAATCAACACCTTGGAAAAATCTATCTTGAAATGATTTATTCATATTTGGATCTGTTAAATGAATTAAAATACTTGTAATTTCATTAATATGACCATGTTTTGAAGTAGCTTTATCTAATTCATCAAAATATAAAATACATCTTGCTTTTCCTGCTTCAACCATCTTCTTAATTATTAATCCAGGTTGTGAACCAGAATATGTATAACCATGACCATGTAAAAGCTCACCATCGTTTTGACCACCTAATGTAATTTGTACAAATGGAATACCTAAAGCTTTACTTACACTTTTAGCTAATAAAGTTTTTCCTACACCTGGAGGACCAACAAGACCAAAACTTGTACCTTGACTAGATGGGTTTGAAATCCATTTACCAATAATTTGTAATAATGATTTTTTTGCTTCTTCATGACCATAAGAAGAATTTTTTAATTTAGTTTGTACCAATGATAAATATTCAATAGTTTTTTTACTATTACATAACATATTTCTAAAGAAAACATCATCATTCTCTGATGTCCATGGAAAATTTAAAATATGTTTAACAAATGTTAATTGTTTATAATATTCATTATTATATAATTTCATTTCTTGTATTTTCTCCAATGTTAGGGCTTTAACATTATCAGTAATCTGCTTATTTGAAATTAATTGTTTTTTATAATCAATATCTTCTAAGGTTAATGTTTTTAATCTATCTATTTCTTGTTTTAAATGATTACTTGATTTTTTTAACTTAACTTGTAAATTAAAGCTTAAATGATTATTAATTAAATTAAATAAATTTGTTGAATTTGTTTTCTTTTCTTTTGTTAAACCAAGTAAAAGACCAGCAATATCTATATTATCTTCTGAACCCAATAATAATGTAAATATTATTTCAAACATTTTCTTTAGATTTGAACTTTCTGATATAAATTCTTTCATTATAGATAAGAATGTTGAAGATGTTATTTCTAAAAATTTTTGATAATTTTTTTCTATATGTTCTAAATATTCAGTAATACTATAAACATATAAATTACCAATATAATCATATCTTATAAATTTTTTTATAAATTTTTTATCTATTGATGATTTTTCCAATTCATTATCAATATTATTTTTGATTGAATATAAATTAGGATAACTTATTTGAGCAGTTTTAAAAATAATTCCTATATTATCATTCTTGAAAATACCACTTATTTTTATATATTTATTATAATATTTAATCCATAATTCTCTTGTTTGATGCAATAAATCACTCTCTTCAAAATGTTTAGGTTTCCTCCAATAAATTGGTTCATTTTTATCAACATCAAATAAATCAAATGAAGTAGGTATAAAAATATTATTTAATTCAATTATATATTTAACAATTTGATTATCAAATAATGATTTATAATTTCTTCCAATAAAAAAATGTAATAAACCATCTAAATTCTTGTAACCCAATGATGATAATAATTGCACTAATTCTACTCTAATTTTATAAA